GAGGATAGGTACTGACTCTGCACATAATGTAAATTTCACTACTGCAGGCACAACAAGATTTAATCTTAATAATTCATCAGGGAACGTAAGTATCGGAGTGCTTGCAAGCGATATGGGTGCAAGATTAGGTATTAAAGGTTCAGGCACAACATCTGCTACAACTGCTCTATTAGTACAAAATAGTAATAGTGAAACTACTATTATTGCTAAAAATGACAGAACTATAGGACTTGGTAGAAATGCATTTAATGGTGAAGGATATGGTGGTATTGCAATCGGATATCCTGATTTAGGAAACTTACAATACTCATCATATGATGCTCATACGTTTAATACATATAATGGTGCAGGTTATGAAACCGCTTTATTAATTAAAGGTAATGGTGCTTCTTCAAGAGTTTTAATAGGCCCATCTTCAGATACAACCTATAAATTCCAAGTTTCTGGTTCTAATTCTTCCGGTTCCGTTAACTTAGATAATACACTTTATGTAAGTGGAAGTAGAGTAGGGATTGGTACGAGTACGCCTAGTGGAAGATTTCACGTCAAAGGCTCAGTAGCTTCAGAAATATTTAAAGCAGAATCAACAATCGCAGCTTTATACGCACAATTTGTAAGTTCAGATGGAGCGTGTGAATTTGGTATATACACGGACGCATTATATTTTCAACCATTACCATCATTGGCTAATGGAACACGTTTTTTAAACGGAGCAAATACAATTATAATGCAACTCGCACAAACGGGCAACGTAGGCATCAACACCACCACAGACGCAGGCTTTAGACTTGACGTTAACGGGACTGCGAGGGTACAGGATAATTTGACTATTGCTAAAAATCAAAATTCCTTAACTCAAATTAATATAAGCAACACAACTTCAGGAAGTAGCGCAAGTCCTATTCTAAACTTAACTTCAGACGTTGCTTCGGGTATCTTTCAATTTGGAAAACAGTCTACTCTTACAAATGTTTATAAAATAATTGGAGCAAAAGACGGATTTATATACAACAGCACAACAGGTGGAGATATAGCAATACTTAACGACTTTGCTACGGGTAAAATTAAATTTGCAGCAGGGGGTTCTTCAACTACTCAAATGACTGTTGACTCAACGGGAAACATAGGTATAGGTACCCTAACCCCATCAGCATCTCTCCATATCTCAGGTGCTTCATCTGCTGCTCTATTAGAAATAGATTCACCCGCTGTAAATAATATATTATTTGTAACAGGTAGTGGTAGAGTAGGGATTGGAACAGGAACACCTGTGGTAAATTTACAAGTAGGAGATGGAACTAATGGTGCAAATAGTTTGTATGTTGGAGGTAATGTTAGTTCAACCCAAACAATTGGATTTGCTGTTAATGGTAGTACAGTATATCATGGTTTAACTTCAAACGCTAATACTGGAGAGTTTAGAATTGGTGCTGGATTTAATGGAGGTGGACATTACCTAGTTTTCTCATCAGGGAACAATACTGAACGTATGCGTATTGCATCTTCAGGCAATATTCTAATCAATACTACCACAGACTCAGGATATTTACTTGATGTTAATGGCATCTCAATTATGAGAGGAATTCTTGAAATTCAAAGTAGTTCTGGTTTGCGTATGCGTTCAAGTAGTGGAGCTGCTGCAACATCATTCAGGCCAAATGGTACCGATGCTGAAATAAGAACAAATGATGCAAGTGTAGCATCTGTATATTTTAATCAAAATGGTATTGTTGGTTTTAGTCAACAAGCAGCTTTTGGAAGTACAACAGCAAGTGCCACATCGGCTCAAGTACAAATAGACTCAACTACACGTGGCTTTCTCCCTCCACGCATGACCGGAGCCCAAGCAGAATTAATTTCTTCCCCAGCAGAAGGTCTAATGGTATATGCTACAAATGGAACCGGAGTTACCATCACAAGTAAAGGATGGTGGGGATATGATGGAGCTACTTGGGTTAAATTTAACTAATCTCAAACAATAATATATTTATAAACAAAATGGCAATTCAAGCAACTTCAAATTTTGAATACAACTACGGAACATATGCAAACCCATATTTCCGTTTAGTTTTACATCTTCCATTAAGTGGAGGTGAAACCCCAGTAGACTGTTTTATGTACGCTTCAAAAGATAATTATGTATCTGGATCAAGTTACATTGCATGTTTACCATTTTATGTAGCAAACGCATCTGCATCTCTAGATAATACAGCAGATAATGTAGTAAACAAATATTTACTATATGTTACTGAACAAGTAACAGGTTCTTTAGAGACAATGGCTCCTGGAGCAACTTTTGATATTACTGAAATCCCAATGATCTAAAAAATATGACAACACAAACCACACCACAAGGAGGAGTAGCTATCGAGCCGGTAGTATACCCATTAAACCAAGGTACAGCTACATTTATGACTGTTCTAGTATTGAATTTTTCAACTGAAGCAACAACTTGCCAAACTTATTGGCAGTTGCTAACAGATGAAGGAAAACAACTTGCACAAGGAAATTATACGTTAACTGAAGAGCAATTCGCTGCTTGGGGACAAGATAATAACTACGTGAACGAGTGTGTGGCTGAAGCTATCGAGGTAACAATCCTATAATATTTAAATGGAACTTACGTTAAACAAAACTGGAATTACAACAGGTAATACTGTTGAAGCATACCATGTAACTCAATCTATAGATGCTTTTGTAGGCACTGTAGCATATGATATTTCTTTATCTGGTTCGTTTAATGTAACTGGGTCTGTTGCTAATGGTACTGCAGACAATGTAGCCAATAATTTTTCCCATGCCCAAGGTCAAACTAATGTAGCATCGGGTTATACATCACATGCAGAAGGATCTAATAATTCCGCTATTGGTGTATCATCACACGTTGAAGGTGCTCAAAATTATGCATTAGGAAATGCCTCACATGCTGAAGGTCAATTTGTTACTTCATCCGGTAACTATTCTCATGCTGAAGGATACCAAACCATATCTTCTGGGTCACATTCCCATGCTGAAGGAAGTTCTACTAATGCAAAAGGTGATTATTCACATGCTGAAGGTGCAACTACATTAGCTTCTGGGCTTGCGTCCCATGCTGAAGGTAGACTTACCACCTCATCAGGTGATTATTCACATGCTGAAGGTGGAGGACCAAAATCTATTGGTGCTTATAGCCATGCCGAAGGAATAAATACCGTATCTTCCGGGGCATATTCACATGCAGAAGGAAGTAGCACATTCACCCCAGGATTAGCCAGCCATGCTGAAGGTCAATTTACTACATCTTCTGGACAAGCATCCCACGCTGAAGGGCAAAGTACTATTGCTCTTGGTGTAGCATCTCATGCTGAAGGTTACCAAACTATTGCATCAGGATCATTCCAACATGTTCAAGGGAAATTTAATACCCATGGAGATTCAACTTCATTAATGATTGTAGGAAACGGTGTAGATGATAGTACTCGTAGAGATGCTTTTAGAGTAAGAATGTCAGGCTCTATTGTTTTACCTACTACACAATCAGTTGCTCCAACATGGACTGGTACTGATGGAGAAATAGTTCCTGCTACAGTAGGAGGTGTTTATAGACTCTATATGTGGATGGGTGGTGCATGGAGATCAAGCTCATTTGCCTAATTAAACGACTTTTAATACATTTGTATATATTTATCAACAAAACCTAATAAATTTTTTAAATTATGTCAATCGTTTCAGAAAAAAAGTTCTTAACAGAAGAAGAAAAAAACACATTGAAAGAAATTCAAACAAACACTCAATCACTTATTGTTGAGTTAGGTGAAATTGAATTAATCAAAATCCAATTAGAAGAGCGTCACGCTAACGCTAAAAAATTCTTAGCCGAACTAGGTGAAAAAGAAAAAGAATTCACTCAATCGGTATTTGACAAATATGGTAAATCCAGTATCAACCCTGAGACTGGTGAAATTACTCCAGTAGAGTAATTTAGGCTAAAATACACCATATTTATAATAAAATAAATTATAATGGCAGAAACTGTTATTTCGTCACCTGGTGTATTAGCAATAGAGAACGATCAATCATTTGTAACTCAACAACCTGTACAAGCAGGTGCTGCTATCATTGGACCAACCGTAAAAGGTAAAGTAGGAATCCCTACTCTAGTAACCTCATATAGTGATTATTTAAATAAGTTTGGTGCTACTTTCCTTAGTGGAAGTAGCACCTACACTTATTTTACTTCTATTGCTGCTTACAACTATTTTAATAGTGGTGGTCCTTCACTTTTAGTAACACGTGTTGTAACAGGTTCATTTACTTCTGCTACTTCATCTTTTATTTCTTCTTCTGCACATGGTGCCGGTGCTCCTTATAATACTAGCCCATTTGAATTGGCTACTATTTCTAAAGGAGAAATTATGAACAGTACAGGCCCAACAGGAAACGTAGGAACCTTATTAAGTGGATCTGCAGACAACTTTAGATGGCAAATTACAAATGCTAATTCTAGTTCAGGTACATTTACATTATTACTTCGTCAAGGTAATGATAGTACAGTATTTCCTTCAATTGTAGAAACATGGGGTCCATTATCACTTGATCCATATTCACCAAATTATATTGAAAAAGTAATTGGTAATCAAGTAGAAAATGTAGCTGTAGATAACGGTGAATATTATATTCAAACATCTGGAAGTTATACTAACAATTCATCATATATTTACGTTAAATCTGTTAATCAACCTACACCAAATTATTTAGATAATGTAGGAAACCCAAAACCCCAATATACCGGTTCAATCCCAGTAAATGCAAGTGGATCATTTGGTAGTGCTGTTGGAAAATTATTTTACGGTGGAGATACTAAATTCTACGAAAATGTTACTTCTGCAACCAATATTCAAGGTACCCCAGCAAGTGCATACACCGAATCTATTTCTTTACTAGCTAATAAAGATGCGTTTAATTATAACTTATTAATTGCACCTGGATTAATGACTGATATGTCTGGAGTAGCATCAAGTGCTATTACTTCTATGGTTACTATTGCCCAAAATAGAGGTGACATGATGGTAGTATTTGATTCATCAAAATACAATACCCAAATCAATTCAGTATTAACAAATACCGCTGGGTATGATACATCATATGCTGCAACATATTGGCCTTGGGTTAAAACAGTAGATCCAAATACAGCAAATCAAGTTTGGGTTCCTGCTTCAACAATGATTCCTGGAGTATATGCCTTTAACGATAATGTAGCTGCACCATGGTTTGCACCTGCAGGAGTTAACAGAGGAATTATTACAGTTGCTACACAAGCAGAACGTATATTAACTCAAGGAAATAGAGACACATTATATCAAGCTAATGTTAACCCAATTTCTACTTTCCCTAATACAGGTATAGTAGTATTTGGACAAAAAACATTACAAAAAAGACAAAGTTCTTTAGATCGTATTAACGTACGTCGTTTATTAATTGAACTTAAAAATTATATTTCTCAAATAGCAGATACATTTGTATTCGAACAAAATAATGCTGTTACAAGAAATAATTTCTTAGCTATTATTAATCCATATCTAGCATCTGTACAACAACAACAAGGTTTAACCGCCTTTAAAGTAGTAATGGATGAATCAAACAACCCACCTTCAGTTGTAGATAATAATCAAATGGTGGGTCAAATTTATTTACAACCTACTAGAACGGCTGAATTTATCATACTTGATTTCAACATATTACCTACTGGTGCAACGTTTCCTGCTTAATAACATATTTTAAGGAAATTTTAGATATTTATAATAAAAAAATACAATGGCAAATTTTACAGTTTCCCCTGGAGTAGCACTTAGCGAAATAGATAATACTTATTTGACTGGACAACCTGTTCAAGCTGGTGCCGCTATTATGGGCCCAACAGTTAGAGGTCCAATTGAAACTCCTACCCTAGTAACTTCTTATTCAGATTTTGTAACAAAATTTGGAGACACATTTATTAGTGGTGGCCAGTCTTATTCTTATTTAACCTCAATTGCTGCTTACAATTATTTTAATTACGGAGGAACTTCATTATTAGTTGCTCGTGTAGTAACTGAATCAGCTAACTGGTCTTCAGCCCAAAGTACTACAATTCCTAACTATTTTACCTCAGCTTCATTTGTCCTAGAAACAATTTCTGAAGGTACTATCATGAACAACTCAGGTTCTAATGCTTTAGGAACAAACGGTACTTTAAATTCAGGATCAGAAAATAATATTCGTTGGGAAATCACCAACTCAAATACCGGATCAGGTACATTTAATGTATTGGTTAGACGTGGTAATGATACTGAAAGTAGTAAAGTTGTATTAGAATCATGGAATAACTTAACACTTGATCCTAATTCAAACCGTTACATTTCTCAAGTAATTGGTGACCAAGTATTAAATTATAATTCTGTTACTAACCAAATGGAACTATCTGGAAGTTATCCAAATATGTCCCAATATATTCGTGTTAAAGCAGTTAATTTCTCTACTCCAAATTATTTTGATGCAAATGGTACTGCAATATCTGCTTATACAGCCTCTATCCCACAAAATGGTAGCGGTTCAGCAGGTGGCTCATTTACCGGTGCTACTGGAAATGTAAACAATACTATCAATTTATATGATAGAATTTCAACTAACACTCAAGGATTAATTGGTGCTAGTTACAATAACATGATTGCACTTTTAAGTAATGCTGATGCATACCAGTATAACTTATTATTTGCCCCTGGTTTATTAAATGATACACATACAACTCAAGTTACAAACATTATCAATAATACAATTGCTAGAGGTGATAGCATGTATGTAATGGATTTAGGAGTATATGGTAGCTCAGTTGGAGCTGCAGTAACACAAGCACAATCTCGTGATACTTCATATGCTGCAACTTATTTCCCTTGGGTTCGTATTATCGATCCAGGAACCGGAAAACAAGTATGGGTACCAGCTTCAACAGTAATTCCAGGTGTATATGCATTTAACGATAAAGTATCTGCCCCTTGGTTTGCACCAGCAGGTATTAACCGCGGTGGATTAAGCACAGTTCTTCAAGCTGAATTGAAATTGACACAAGGTAATCGTGACACGTTATACAGTAATAATATTAACCCAATTGCAACGCTCCCTCAACAAGGTGTAGTAGTATATGGTCAGAAAACATTACAAAAATCTCAATCTGCTCTTGATCGTGTAAACGTACGTCGTTTAATGATTGAATTAAAATCATATATTAAACAAATTGCAGATACAGTAGTATTTGAACAAAATACAATTCAAACTAGAAATTCATTTATCGCAAGAGTAACTCCGTTCTTAGAAGGAATTCAACAAAAACAAGGATTATACGCTTATAAAGTTGTTATGGATGATACAAATAACGGCCCTGCAGTAATTGATCAAAACCAATTAATCGGTCAAATTTATATCCAACCAACACGTACAGCTGAATTCATTTCGTTAGATTTTATCTTACTTCCTACAGGAGCTGAATTTCCAGGATAAAAATTGAAAAATTAGATATTTATAATAAATAAAAATAGAAAACAAATGGCAATTTTAAATCCAAACGAAATATTTTTTACAGCGTTTGAACCTAAACAAACAAACCGTTTTATCCTTTATATGGATGGCGTTCCATCATATTTGGTAAAAGGTGTAAGTGCAGTGAATTTATCACAAACTGCAGTTGCTCTCAACCACATTAATGTTCAACGTTATGTAAAAGGAAAAACCATTTGGAATACAATTACATTCACATTATATGATGCAATTACACCTTCTGGTGCCCAAGCAGTAATGGAATGGGTTCGTTTACACCACGAATCAGTAACAGGCCGTGACGGTTACTCAGATTTCTACAAGAAAGATATTACATTCAATGTTATCGGCCCTGTAGGTGATATCGTTTCTGAATGGATTGTTAAAGGAGCTGTTATTACAAGTGCTAACTTTGGTGATTATAACTGGGATGATGATGGAACTCCAACAAATATCACAGTTGAAGTACAACCTGACTACTGTATCTTGAACTACTAATATTAGGTTAAACAATAGATATATAAGAGCTCCAAAGAAATTTGGGGCTTTTATTTTCTTTCAATATATTGGATCTATGAAAAAATTATTTATATTTCTTTTATTGACCTTTGTAGGATATGGTCAATATTGCCCTGCTTTAGGACCTGATCAAATATTGCCTTGTGGTGTAGGATCAACAACTTTAACCGCAAATTTAAGCCAATGTGGTACAGGCACAAACCCCAATCAAACAACAAATTATGGTGTTTCTAACATACCATATATTGCTCAAACAAATACAGGCACTCAATTGTTTATGGGTGATGATACTCAACAGGGTCCATTTAATATTGGGTTTACATTTTGTTTCTTTGGACAAACATATACCCAATTTTATGTAGGTTCAAATGGTTGGATTTCATTCTCCCCAGGACAACCTACTACATTTACCTCCCAACCTATTCCAACGAATAATTTTTTAGTACCTAAAAATTGTATTATGGGTCCTTGGCAGGATTGGCATCCTGGTATTGGAGGGCAAATTAGATATCAAACAAGTGGAGTTGCACCTTGTAGAAAGTTAACAGTAAGTTGGACAAACATGC